AAAGCTATAAAGGATTTAAACTTGGTATCTTTTAACATCATTAAATCAATGCTGTCAATCATTGATAAATAACCCTCCGAAAATAAGTTTTGAAACGATGCGCAATAATTCCACACGTCAATTTCGCTGCGTTCCAATAAATAATTTAAAACGAAATCTTTAATTTTTTCGGTTGATGTTTCGATTACTTTGTTTGAAGTAATATAAATCCACGTAGCCTTCTGAGCATCTGACTGAAAATATTTTTTAAATCCGTTTCGCTCCAAAAACAATTTATATTTTATTGGATTGATTCCTATTTTTTTATTTTCTGTATAATGCCAAAAATCTTCGTGTTCGGATGCTTCCTTTATTTCGTTGAATGTATCCTCCGAAATACCGTATTTTTCAATGACATCCTTTTTACCTTTTTTAAGGTCAACTTTTATGGAGTCAATTTTATTATAATTCTCAAAATATTTGGTGTCGAAATTACGTTTTCGGTAAGCCGATTTTATAGTTGTCTTTGTTTCGGTTTCTGAAAAATCACCAATTACCACATTATTAAAAATATATCCTTCAGCAGTTGATTGAGTGATACCATATTCACAAAACGCACCTGCCAAATCAAAAATAAAAGCATTACGCTCACCTTCTCGGAAATCTTTTGACCAATTCCATTCCATTATTTTAGCGATAATCTTATCCTCATCGGTAATTGGCAAAACAGGAACTCGCTCTGAAATTGTAAACCCCTCATCTTTTAAAATAGGATCAAATATTTCTGATTCTAAATTCACATAAATATTCGGATCGTAAGATTCAAAACAAACTCGGTCAACGTTTGAGTTGGCAATATCAAAATAATCGTAATTAAATGTCTTTTGAAACTCTTTAAATACTTTTGGATGTGTTTCCTTATTTAATTCATTTGATACCTTTAAAACGCCTTTAATTCCAATTCCTGAAGGACTAATAAAAAGTAAACAAAAATGTTTATTTTCTTTTAATAGTTCCAACTGCTGTAACATTGTTTCCTTATTGGGATACTTATCAAAATCTACAACCATCAATCCTGAATGCTGCTGGAGTGAGTTTGAATTACGCTCGTTAAAAATTCCTGCGAATAAAATGCAAGGTAATTTTGTTTTTTGTTCTTTTGCTCCGCTTCGGATTGATTCAACCAAATCCCTTGAAGCTCCTTTTTTAATCCTATTGATAATTTTATCGATTGGAACGTGAAAAGGTACATCTGTGGATTTATACAAATCCTTAAATACTGATACTGTCATAATTAATAAATAAAAAAACCCCTTAAATCCAACGCATCTACTCGTTATCATTAAGGGGCTGTTAGGTTAAAACCCAATTTCTTAAATGAGGTAGATGATCTCTGATGCAAATATAATACTTTATTTTTAATAAACTAATTTTTTTTAATATTTTTTTAAATAGTACACATAGTACACATTTTTTTGGAAAAATAGGGGACACCTATCAAAATCAAAACTCTCAGTGAGGCGTGTCTATGAAAACCGATAAAATGTGTACTATTGCAAAAAAAACCCCACTTTTTCAAGTGAGGCTTTCCAACTATTAATAACAAATTTTATTTTAAAATTATTGGCAAATTTGCTTCTGTTGGAACATATACTGTTTTGTCAGATTTATATTTATACATTCCCTCAATCATTTGAAACTTTAAATAATCAGGATTATTTTTTAAAGCATTTCCAACTACTTGAATAGCTTTTGATTTTGCATTAGCTTCAATTAATTTTGTTTTTGCATTTGTTTCTGCTTCAATCATTCTTGTATCTGCTTCTAACTTTGCACTTTCAAAATCTGCTTTTGCTTGTTCTACTTTTGCTTTTTTAGAAAATTCAGCTTTAAATAAAATTGATTTACCATCTGTTACCGCATCTTTTTCTTGTTGTTCTCTGTCAAAATCATAACAAGAAGTTAAACCTAATGCTAATAATAATCCTAATGTAATTGTTAATTTTTTCATTTTAAAAATTTTTGTTATTAAATAAATATTTGATTATTTTTACCGCTATTATATAAAATATTACTAGTAGCGGAATCGCTAGTAAATATATTGCTAACTTCATATTTTTAAAACTCCAAATCATCTTCGTCTTCAACTTCAGCCTCAACCAATTCAACTGGCTCGGCTTTTGTCAAATACGTTTTTAAATATGCCTCCAATGTATTAAAAGCCTCATCCGCCAAATCGGCTTCGGAATCGCTCAAACATTTTTCAAATTTAAATTCAGGTGTCGTATATTTTACAGCTCCTTTTTTACCTTCGGTTGCCTTTGCAACCTCAACCCATTCGTCACTCAAACGTGATCGCGTTTTTGCGGTGAAATCACCATAAGACTGACACGCTGCTCCTTTTAATTGTAAATTTGCAATTGAACCATCCTCGAGCATACAATAAACGCTTTTAACATAATGCGCTCCAGCGGCTTTGACCTTCTCTTTGATGTCTTTATAAAGACCTTTTGCAATTTCGTTTCCTTTAAACGGTTTTACCAATAATTCGTCTTTTGATATCCATTTTACTTCATTGGAATAAATAGCCGAACTCGTTGCATCGTTCCAACCTTTGATGGTGTGAAGCTCATCGAGAACCAGGAATTTAAAAGGCAAAGGGATTGCGATGTTTGACGATGTTTCTTTGTCGTAATAGTTGAAACATTTGTCATTTGATTTCCAGTCAATAAATTTTGTGGCTGGATTTGTTTGCGGTTGTGCAAACGCTTGTCTGCGGTTTGAAATACTCATAATTTAATTTATTTATGGAGTGAAATTAAGATGCCCACCCCTTGCATCGGTATTATGATTTAACAAATATACTAAGAAAATTTTGATTTTACAATAATGCAATCATTTTTTTTATATTCAGCGACTATTTTTGTAAGTGTATTATAAGCAATCCCCAAATCCATTGCGATGTTTTTTAAGCCATCGTCTTTGAAAATAAAATAATATTGCAATACCATTATTTTTCGGTTCGTGTTAACGATTTTTGTTGAGTTCATTTTGTATAATTTTTCTTAAAACTTTGTTCACTCGCTCTGAGTTTATGCCTCGATTGTAATAGAATTTTATTACTCGGTTAATTCGTGCTTTTGCGCTTTGTTTTGCTGTCATATTATTCAAAATTTTTACTTTCAATTTCTCTAAATTCTATTGTCCCTTTAAATTCATAATTATGTTTTTCAAGTTCCATTTTTACTCTCGTTCTTTCGTGTTCTGAACGAATAAGATTATTTGCTTGTTGAACTAATTTTGATTGAGCGTTTGCTGTATCAACATCTATTTCTTTGCTGTCTAATTTTTCCATTTGTGAAAATACAAATGCTAATAATGATTTTGTGTTTACTGGTGTCATTTTTTATATGTTTTTTTTATTAAATTATTTATTTCTTGTTCAAATATATTTTGAATTAAAATACTATTTACTCTTGATAATTGATTTTTATTTTTATTATTTTTTATTCTTAATAATGAATATTTTTTTATTATTTCATAAGATTCATAATCAAATTTTTCCATTTTATCGAATAATTTTTGATTTAATGAAATATACTTTTCTTTTTTTTCATCCATAATCCAAGGATCAGGTTCTTTATATATTCTTTTTAAAATATTTACAAATACGTTTTGACTTCCTTTAAATTCTTTATTTGTATATTCAAAATCAACATTGATATTAATTTTTCTTTTTGATATTAATTTATTTATTATTTCAATTTCATTTGAATCAATTAATAAATTTTTAATAGAATATAGTTTTTGTAATATTATTAAATTTTCCATTAAAATTTTAATGTGATTGAATTTTTGCGAGGTGTTGTTCCCACTTTGGGAACATCGTTTCCGTAAGCATCGATTATGGTTTGCTTTTGTGCGAGCTTTAATAGTTCAACCCTTGCATCCAAATCGGCTTTTAATTGGCAATAAATCGGATCTTCTGCATAGTCGATTGTGCTGCCTCCATTTACTGGAGTAAATTCAACTCCTAAAATTGTCATTTTTTCCTCAGGCAACCATTTACGCATTTCGCTATCGGCTGAATTGATTACTTCTTTTAATCGGCATATTTGTGCCATAAATTGATGTTTGTCAATATTCCCTGATTCGATTACATCGTCAACCATTCGCTTTCCTGTGAGGATTGCATCCTTTTTTGTAAAGGTTGGTTCGTACATTGACATCAATTTTTCTGAGTCTTGTAAAAATCTAACTGCATTTGCTCCCATTTTAATTTATTTTTTGATATGCGTTGCACATTTGTTCGTTGTTTGAGTAATAAACGGATTGCACTATTTTACGCATCCATTTATCGAATTTTTTAACTTCTTTTAGTTTTACTTTCTTATCCATTTTTCTATTGTTTTATTTATTAATTGTTTGACTTGCTCTTCAGCTTCTATTGGGATTAATTTATGAAGGATTTTTGTTTGTGTTCCTTCCTGAAATTTTGATTTCCTTCCAGCGTTTCGCTCGTTACTCATATAAGAATATTATTAAAATAATTATCAAAATAAAAAATGCGATTATCACATTTCTGTCTTCGTTTGGATTTTGTGAATAGCTACTCATTTTTTAAAAATAAACTATCAAGTTCAACAATTCCGAAATTAACCTCACAAAATAAAGTTAATTGATATGAGTTTGAAATGATCAAATCTGAATAAAAATATTTTTCAATTAATTCGGATTTAATTTTTTCAACTAAAAAAGGATATTCTTTTTGACCTTTATTTAATAATTCCAAATATTCAGGTTTTAATCTTGCTAATAAATTTCTCATTACAATAAATTTGTTAAGGTTAAATAAATCATTCCAAATGCGAACACAAATAGTAATGCTGCCGCGAAGTCTTTTAAATTTTGTTTCATTGTTTTGTTTTTAGTTGTTAATACTTCAGCAAATATATAACAATAAATTAATAAACAAACAATAAATCAAAAATAAGTCTAATTTATATTAATTCTAAATAATGAATTATAGGTATTTGCGTATAATTACGGATATTTGCGTATAATAATTATACCGAAAAAGATATAATTAGCCACTAAAACGCTATTTTATACGTGAAAGGATATAAATTTTCTACTAACGTAATAAGTTACTATTAAAATAAGGATTAACCAAAGCCACCATAAAGAAGTAATAATGGATTCTTTGCGTTCAACTTGTTTCTCGGCTTGTTTTGTTTGTTTTGTGGCTTTTATATTTACTTTGTGACTACTTTGTATTATTTCATTTTTTAGTGTCTTATTTCGGCTCGTTTCGTGTCGTTTACTTATACGCGCATTCAAATAAGAAGTCTTTTTGCCCTTACTATCTACAATAACAATCGGCTTTAAACTATCAACAGGGATAATTTCAAACTCATCAGCAATAATTTCAGTATTTGAATCGGTATTTGTGACAATTTTAACCGAATCCGCAACCGATAATTCGGTTTTTATAGCGGTTTCGATGTTGGTTTTGTTCACTTTACGCGATCCGCATCCAACTAATAACAATAATATAAATAAATATTTCATAATTTGATTAAAATATGTGAGTAATTCGGGCGATTTGACCATTGGTTTTGCAATGTAAAAACGCTTCAACTGCCTTTGGAGCGTGTTGATAGCCATTTCGGTGATGCCACGAGTCCGTTCCGCTTGGACTTCTTAGGCTTTCAATGGTTATTCCTGCATAATCTTTGCTCGTTTTATGGTGAACGTGATGCGTATAGATATATCGATGCTTTGTTTGACTCCATTCAACTGGATATTCAACCGCCATTAACAAAGGCAAATCCATTTGTTTTGCCCCATCGCCGTGAGTCGTTCCAATTAGATTATTATAGTACTGAAATCCTTTACGATGTGCAATCGTGCAATCAAAAGTAATATTTTTGCAGTCCTTAAAATACGTTTCAATGACCTGAGCCAAAAAGAACCCGTTAATATAATCGTGATTTGAAGGGTTAAATGTAAAATGTACATCCGCAACGCCTAAAAGCATTTCCAAAACATCGACATACAATTGTTTTGCTATTAAAAAATTGGTATGCCACATTCCGTCAGTATCCTGAGGAGTTCCGCTGGTTGTGGTTCGTCCTGGATTATCAATATGCAGTATATCGTTACCGCCAATGAACAAAATTTTGTCAATATTAAAGCTCGATACCTTTTGAAGGATTCCGCTCACCCCTTGCAGCACTCTTTGAACTGCTATTTGATTGTCGTATGTTTCACCACTTTCAAATGCGGAGCAAAGTTTCCCAATATGAATATCCGCTGGATCAATTACCAATAAATATGAGTCCTTATTTTCAATTCGTTCCAATTTTGGGAACTTCGGTGCATATTGCTGGAGGTCTTTGATTAAATCGTCACGCAATTGGTTTACATTTGCGAGTTCGGATTGTACAAAGTTTGGATTTTTAACAAATACTGATGCCTGTTTATTTTTAACCCATAAATGTTTTACGTTTTGGTTATCAATATCGAGCGAATCGGTTGCATCAAAAATGCCATCGTAATTCTCGGTAAATCTTTTACGAAATCGTGTTAAGTATTTTGAAAATGCTTTCGAATCGCCTCGATTGTATTTTAAATTTTCGCTTTTGAAAATTTTATCAATTACTTCAAAATTTTTAACTTCGGAATCTTTACTTAAAATGTCTTTAATTTTATTGTCGAACCTTGAAAATCTTGAACCCATAATTTTTGTTATTTGTTAAAATAAATTTCGCTTTCTAACTCTCTGCGCCTTGTTAAGCCTTTTAAAACCTTGCCTCTTGACTTATCCCATTTTAAAAACTCGTCTTTTATGGTTAAATCTGAAGGATTAAAGTTTACTTTTTTGAGCAAAGTACTACTTTTTAAGTTATTAATACCACAATTATAAGAAAAACTTACAATCGCGTTAAATTGATTTTGATTTAAAGGGGATGTAATTAGTTTGGAAACCTTTTTAGCGAAGTCATCGGCAATGGTTTTAAACATTTCAAAAGCGATATATTTCGAAATCGCTGGATCGCTCATTTTTACG